CGCAGTGGACGAGCGCGAGCAGCATCCAAGGCATCGGACTTTATAATTATCTCGGCGGCTTGACGCTGAGCTATGTCAACACGACGACGTTCGGCATTGCCACCGGAGCCGCGACATCCGATGACAATACGACATTGATGACGTTGGCTTCAGCATACACCAAGACGAGATCCGCGTGGGCCGTTGGCTCGGGAAATGGTGCGCTCGATACTGGAACGGTCGCAGCGAATACCTGGTATCATATTTATCTGATCGAGCGCACGGATACGGGCGTTGTCGACGTGCTGATGTCGTTGTCGGCAAGCGCACCGACTATGCCGGCGAGCTACAACGTAAAGCGACGCATCGGTTCGATCAGGACCATCGCTGCTTCTAACTTGATGCAGTTCACACAGGTTGGCGATCAGTTTTTGATAACACCACCGGTTTATGACGGCGGCAGTAGCTCGGTGTCGGCGATAAATATTCCGACAACGGCAACTTTGATCACGCTATCGTATGTGCCGCTTGGTATTCAGACTGTTGCTTTTTTTGAAGCGCTTGCCGGTTCGGATGCAACGCATAACATCCAATTGGAAATATGTTCTCCCGATAACGTGGCTCAAAGCTTCATGTTCAATATGTGGACATATGCGAACGGTGGCTTCGTAGGTTCGGATTTCAACGTTCGTACCAACACTTCACGACAAATTCAAATCCTCGGTGGGGCCGCAATAACGGGGACCGCAAGCGTTGGCTTATGGATCATCACCAAAGGTTGGACCGACAATCGCGGGAAATAACGTGCCGGATATCAGGTTAGTTCAAAATACACTCTTTCCTGGTGCTGGCCATGTCGTCATGGATTGGTTGTTACTCAATGATGGCACGCTCGATGATACGCAAGCGCTCGCGACCGCGGTCGTCGTCGCGCTCGGCACGGACGCGCTTGCTGATCCGAGTGACATCTTGCCCGATCCAGACTCGACGGACCGTCGAGGTTGGTGGGGAAATCTAGATGCTGGCGAAATCTGGGGAGGCTGGGATATCGGTTGCAAGCTGTGGCTCTTGCAGCGTGATAAGATCGTGGGCGCGGAAGCAGCACAAGGCTCGACGGTGACGAGGGTTGAGCAATATATCCGCGCGGCGATACAGCCTTTCATCGATCGCCGGATCGGTTCGCGCATGTGGGTCAGAGCCGAGCGCGTCGCGCGCGAGCAGATCAACGCCATCGTGCGGCTCTATCGCGGGCCGCTGTTAGAGATCGAACTGCAATACCAAGTGCTCTGGGTTGAAATCCAGGCAACCGGAAGCGCGTGGAATGTGGGCATCTTGCCCAATCCCGAAGGTGCAACGCCCCCAATTCCGCTTCCGGTAAGACGCTGATTTTCAATCAACGACAGGTCTATCAATGCCATGGTCGACGCCCACGCTCAAGGACGTACGCTCGCTCGTGCGCGATGCCATTCGCGGCAATCTACCGGGCGCGGACGCATCAATTCCAAACAGCGTGCTTCGCGTCTTGTCCGACGCGATGGGCGCGCTCTGTCATCTCACACTTCAATACATCGATTGGCTATCATTGCAGCTACTTCCGGACACCGCTGAAACTGAATTTTTGGACAGGCACGCAGACATCTGGCTGGTTAACGCGGACGGTACGACTGGTCGCAAGGTGCCGACATTGGCGCAAGGGACGGTAACCTTCACCGGTATTGCCGGCTCTATCGTTCCGATCGGATCGCAGATGTCTTACGGAGCAGCCGGCACGACAAGCCCTGGTGTCACCTACGAGACGATTGGATCAGATGTTACCATCAGCAGCGCTCCGAGCGAGGGCGCCGTTCGTGCGCTTGATCCGGGCACGGTGGGCAATCGGCTCGATGGCGATGCCATGGCATTGATTGATGCGCCTGTCGGCGTCGATACCGCAGTGACCGTTATTCGTGTTGACGGTGGCGTTGATGAAGAGACCGATCCCGAACTCCGTATGCGCGTGCTTGAGCGTATCCGACAGCCACCGATGGGTGGCGACGGCGAGGACTATGTCAATTGGGCGCTTCGGGTCGCGGGCGTAACCAGGGCATGGAGCTATCCGTTAGAGCAAGGCATTGGGACCGTCACCGTCAGATTTATGATGGATGATCTGCGCGCCGATAATGATGGCTTTCCGCTTCCCGATGATATCCAAGCAGTGCACGACTATCTCAACACGGTCCGTCCGGTTGCTGTGAAAGATTTTTTCGTGGAGGCGCCGATTCCATATCCGATCAACGTACGCATCACTTATCTCGATATTGATAGCCACGCTACGCATGGTGCGATTGAACAGAGTTTGCTTGCTGAATTTTATATCCGACAAAAGCCTGGACAGACTTGGTATCGCGCGTGGACCGATGAAGGCATTATAAATGCGGTAAACGTGAATGCTTATGATTTGACAGGAAGTGACGTTGCAATGCCGAGTGTGGGATATATGGCAACATTGGGGACAATTTCTTACGGATAGGTCAAATGAGTGATCGGCACCTGCGCCGCTCGGGTCGCGACTACGCGCAGGCGCTATTAGCGCTCTTGCCGTGGGGGCAAGCTTGGCCACGCGATCCCGGCTCGACCTTGGTTTTGAGTTGCAATGGCTTGGCGGACTATTGGGGATTCGTCGACGGCCGCGCGGCCGATCTTTTAGAAAGGGAATCCGACCCGCGAGCGACGACCGAGCTTTTGACGGATTGGGAACGCAATTGGGGACTGCCTGATCCATGCATCAAGAATCCGCCCTCAGACTACGGCCTTCGGCGCATCGCGCTCGTCGCCAAGATGACGCTGCTAGGCGCGCAGTCGCGCGCGTTTTACATCGATGTTGCAAAGAAGCTCGGCTACACCATAACCATCACCGAACATTCGCCGTACATGTGCGGTGTTTCGCGCTGCGGCGACCAGAGCGGAATTTACAATCCTGATGATCCGACTCGCTCCTTTTGGCAGCTTGGGCCGCCCGAGATACGATTTTATTGGATCGTCCACGTCGACTCGATGGGGCTCTACAAGTTCTATGTCGACGCGAGCGTCTGCGGCATCGATCGCTTGCTGCGCATCGGGATCGCCGAGGATTTGGAGTGCATCCTGAATCGATGGAAGCCGGCGCACACACTGATCATCTTTGATTATTCGCCAAAGTGGTCGCTGGATTTCACGCAGACCTTTGACACCCAATACCTCGCACTAGGGATCATGTGAGATGGCAGACAACAAACAGATCAAAGACGGATTAGGAAACATCTTCACGATCCGCATGCGCGACATCTCGTCGGCGCTTGACGGCACCGTCCAACGCTCGATGATCCTGTCGACGCCGTACCCGCTCGACTACGGCAACAGTGGCTTTTACCAGTTCTGTGCCAAAAGCGGAGTCATGCTGGCGGCGGCGCCGGCCAACTCGCCGATCCTCTCGTTTCGTTGGTTTTCGGGGACAGCTTTTGCCGTCATCAATCGAGTGCGTCTGTGGGCATGGAGCAACACGGCATTCGGGGCTGGCGTCTCGACCTTCGACATCTACGCAGCACGAGCGTTCACTGGTGCCGATACCGGCGAGAACTCGGCGAATCTCGTCGGTGACAGCAACCAGTTGCGCACCACGATGGGGGCGTCTGGCGCGAGCATCGTCTACAGCAACACCGTGCCGATCACGCCTGGGACGCGCATCTTAGATGCTGCGCCACTCGACAGCAGTACGGTTCAAGCGCCAACTACGGCTAACACGATGTTCGGCAATATGCCGATGACGTTGTTTGAGAAGCGAGAGGGCGATCATCCACTTGTTCTGGCGTTCAACGAGGGCTTCGTGGTGCGTACAACCATGGCAAGCTTGGGCGCTTGGAATTTTTCGATGACGCTGGAATGGGCCGAAATGCCAACTTACTGAGGACAAAACCAGATGCAGTACAATCAGCCTTGGGATCAACCCACAAATCCGAACGCGCCGTATATCGACGGCAATCCTGCCGCCGGCATCCAGGGCTCGATCGTCCCGGCGCATGGTATCGAGTACGACCAGCGCGAGGTCGTCGAAGTCATAAGCCGTGCCAATGTTAGAGGCTATAAGGATTTCACCGATACTTTATGCGCGCCAGCCAGCAACAGCGACTTGATGCAGCTACGCAAGGCAATCGAGGGCTTCATCAAGTCAATGCTCGGGCAGGTGCCGTCGTGGTACATTGACACGCACGTCACCTTCACCGTGCATGGCACCGGGGCAAACTTCACTGATTTGAATGCTGCACTGGAATATCTGAGCAAGTTCATCATCACGCACAATGGCTACGTGACATTGCAAGTAGCGACTGGCCGCTGGAACTACGGCAATGCTAGCATAACTCTTGATCATCCGAATGCGGATCGCATTCTTATCACCGGCACCAATGTGACGGCGTCACCTACGCCGAGTGACTTTCCAATTACTGGTTATAGTGCAGCCCAGCGGGCTAATGATCGCGCGATCCAGCTTACCAACCTGCGCGCTAAGTTTCCGACAGAGTTGGACTTTAGCTTGTCTGACGGAATCATCAATAACTCTACTGGCATGACGATTCAGAACTTGCTCCTCGTTGGTGACAGAGCATCATACAATACTGGATTTGGTGGCAACTCTGCTGTGCTCGTGCAGAATTTGGGCGAGCTTCGCACCGGGCACATCGCCTGCTGTAATGGCGGAGTACAGGGAGTGGGTATTGCTGGTGGCGTATTGACGATGCTGGATGGCAGCACATTGTCAACTACAGGAAATGTGGCAGCAGGGATCGGTCTCGGCAACGGCGGCAATCACTGGCATGGGCAGAATACGTGGGTTTTCGTCACTTCAAATGACAGCAACGGAGTAGCAGCCGGATTTAACTGCGGCAGTAATGGTTACGCCACCTTCTACTGCAACGGCAATGGTGGCTCTGGCTGCTTATGCAGCATCATCGGTCAATATCAGATGGGAGATAACTCACAGTTCAATACGAATGCAGCGCAAGGGATCGGCGTCGACCAAGGTATCTTTTACGCCGGGAATAATTGCGAGATTATCGGCAATGGCGGTGACGGCATATTTGCAACAGTTCTTTCCTCATGTCAGTTGGGTTCTGCGTCGGTTTATGGGAATGCTGGCGGCTATGGTGCCTACTCCTTATTCGGCAGCGTTATAATATTCTCTGGTACTGGAACGTCGATGCAACAGCCAACGGTGCCCCCCAGAAATGTCATGGATGGAATGGGCAATCTGGTCTTCTGGTGATGGAGAGATAGATCATGATCTTATTATACTGCGACAAAGTCGCTGCTGTGGTTCTTGCTGTCCATGAGGACATTGATGGCATCTTGAAAAGCGCATATGGAGCCAACGCCAGGATCATCCCTTGGCCTAATCCGCTGAATAGTCTTGCACAAGAAACCACTGGCTATAAGCGATACATTCAACCAACCGAGACGCCGACAATTTTGCGTACCTATGCCGCGCAATTGCGGTGGGAGCATAGTGTATCAGGCATCTCTTTCGTCGCTGCGAGCGGAACGATTCCAGTCAACACAGATCGCACTAGTCAAACCCTCATCGATAGCATGGCGTCGCGCGCTTCGACCTTGGCGCCTACGACTGTACTTAATTTTACTCAGAGTAATGTCCTCTACAAAATAACGGCACAGGAAGTCATCACTTTATCGAATCAGATCGGGGCTCACGTTCAAGCGGCGCGTGATGCGGAGGCTGTCTGTCTTACTGATCTCGCTTTAGCGACGCCGACGATCCTCACTTATGCCGACGTGGAGGCAAGATTCGCCGGCGTGTTACGCTAAGTGGAGACATGAACGATGGCTGGCCAATCTTATTACGACGCACAGATCAATATCGTGCTGAATGCCGATTGGGCTGTGTCATTTGCGTATGCCACATTGCAGAGCGATGGCGTGACGACCATACCAATCGATTTGACCGGCTCAGTTCTCAGAATGGAAATTAGAGTACAAGAGACCGACCACGAGGCTCTAGTAATGGTGAACTCGCCGGACAATGGTATTTCGTTTTTGAATGGCGATCCTAAAACGGGGCAGTTCACCATTGTCATAACGCGTGACAAGCTCCGGTATTTGTTTCCTGGTGACTTTGTCTCCGATCTCGTGCGGTTGATGCCTAACAGCTATCAAGAACGATTGATCGATGCGACGGTGACCGTGGCGGAAGGGACGACGCGATGACCGCGAAATTGCAAACGCCCGTGCTCGGTGATCCTGCGATTGTCATAACGCCGAACGTTGCGCCCGTGCCGGGGGCATCCGTGCTCACAGTACCGCCGATCGGTCCTGCTGGTCCCATCGGCCCTCCTGGTCCGGTGGGACCACAAGGCAACCCAGGGCCGCAAGGATCGACAGGCGCAGGCGGTGCGCAAGGACCGATAGGTCCACAGGGGCCGGCAGGACCACAGGGGCCGGGCGGCGGCACCGGATACTTGGCGACGAGTACAACCTCGCTATTAATCGGCCCCGGAACGGTCACCTTCACCGTCACTCCGACCAACCTTGCTTACACGGCTGGGGCTCGCTGTCGCGCCTCGTCTAACGCGAACACCAGCAACTACATGGAAGGCATGGTCGTATCGTACACCAGCGCAACGGCCGCTCTCGTCGTTGCCGTAGATGCGACTTCGGGCACCGGTACGCACTCAGATTGGAATCTCAACGTTGCTGGCCAGCCCGGTATCAATGGAACGAATGGCGCGACGGGACCACAGGGACCGACGGGACCACAGGGACCCGTCGGCGACATCAGTGCGCCGCTCGGTGGCAAGCTTACATTCGTCAGCACAACACAACTCAAATTTGCGCCTTTCCGAGGCGACCGCATAAAGATCAATGGTACGATCTATCAGATACCAGCGGCCGGAATCGCAGGCTTGGGTACGACCGGAGTCTGGGTCAACGGGGCGATCAATCAAAATTTGGTGGCCTCGACGCTCTACCAGGTCTACTGCTTCAACAATGCTGGCGTGCTGACGGCGGACTTCCGAACTGGCACTGGCTCTAACCACGTGACCAGCGCAACGGCCGGCAACGTCGGCATCGAGATAAGGACGGGCGATGATACTCGCTCATTCATTGGCGTGATCTATACTATCGCTGGTCCAAATTTCCGTGATCAAATGGCGTTCCGCTATACGCGCTCGTGGTTCAACGGCACGCCGATTCAGATTCTCGTCAATAATGCTTTCGGTACTTGCGGTGGAGCGCCCGGAACCAATGACGGGACTGTCAACTTTGTGGCTCTTGCCGGGGAGAATTTCGGCGGGACTTACGGCGGCTTTTTGACTGGCACGGGCGGTTACGTCACGACTTTTATGGACGGCGTCCAAAATGGACCGGGCGCATATACTACTGGCAACAGTTCTTTCGGCTGTCCGG